AGCTGCTACTGTACCGTTTACAAAGCCAGGTGTTGTACCTGCTGTAGAACCTGTAGCTAATACTCGGTTAGTAATCCAAGACTCAATACCTGCTGATGTACGAGCTGTTGCTGCGCCACCTGCTGATGATGCTTGGTTACGTACGATAGCAAACTCCATGTCACGTTTCATTTCTTTACCAGCTTTCATAAGTTGGTAAGCAACTTCAGACTTACGACCATACTTACGTACTACGTCATATGTGTTTGAAATTTGAACTGTTTTGCGTGAGATTTGAGTATAGTTACCTAATACTGTTGTTGCTGCTAATGTTGAGAAAGAAGCGTCATCACCTTCAACTGCTGCGTTAGTAGCTGCTGCTGCTAATGCGTCTGTTTGCCATTGCTTTCTGTTACTATCTACACAGATAAATAGATTTGACCTTTTTCAAGGTGGTGTAGTCATTTCTGCTACACTCCCAAGTTTCATTTTATAGCTTGGGGTCGGACTATCGCATCTCCTTTCGGAGTCTTTTCGTTTAGTCTCTCAGGGTGTTTTCACTTCCCCCTTGTTGTCCTCGTAAGGATGTTCAAGTCAATTAGAAAAGATTTTAATACCACCATAGGGTTAATGGTATGTCTGTCCAGCCGACATCCTCTTTGCCATTGAAAGCAAAGGTGTGTCTTCTGGAGAAATATCAAAGATGATATCTTCAAATGATTCTGCTATACCTTTACCGGTATAACTATTGGTTGCTGATACTGCCATGATTATGGTTTCCTTTTAAATTAAAGCATGTTTTCTATAAGTTTTGTAGCTGCGTCTGACTTACCTGTCTTACGTAATTGCTCACGTAGGTTACGGTGGTTAGAGTTAGCTTCGTTTTTACTGTCCTTTGCTCCAGGTTTCACGACTGGTTTTGCATTGGAAATCTTATTCTTTACCGTTGAGTTCTTTTGTAATTTGCGCCATTGCATAGCGTCATGCAATACCTTTACGTGACGAGGGTCAACAATTGAATTGAGTTCTGCGTCAGAAAAACCATAATCCTTGCCAGTAGATAACAATGCTTGGTTAGTCTCAGGACTCCAATTTGGTATCTCTTTTGCTAGAATTTCTTTTCCCTTAGCTATCTTCTCAGATAACAATTGCGTTTGCTTTTGAGCGACTTCCTGCTTTTTGGCTTCAAACTGTGAAACAAGTTGGTTACGGTCTTGCTGTAACTGGTTGTAGGTAAAAAATAACTTTTGTGCTTCTACAAAATCATTATCAGAAAGTTGTTGCCAGTTTACATTTTGGTAAGCAGCTAACTTTTGGTCTAATGATGTAATTTGTGCGACTTCATTAATCAACACATTTTGTAGCTCAACTTCTTGTCTGAAGATAGCTTCTTGGGCTTGTATGCCTTTAGCATAGTCTTCTAACTCTTTACGTTGTTCTGCTACTTGCTGTGTCTTTTGTGTGTAGTCTAAGCCTTGTTGTGCTAATGCTACGACTTCGTCTAGTGGCTTTTCAACTTCCTCGCCATTAACCTTTAGCTTGAGAATAGCAGGAACTTCATCTTCCGACTGTTCCTCTTCTTCAGCTTGGTCATCTGGAGATTCTTCTGTAGCTTCTTCTTCATTTTCAGAAGGTTCTGCTTCAGCCTCTAGTGGTGTTTGTTCTTCTTCGTCTTGAGGTTCAGGTGGTTTAACATCTGATTCAACACTATCACCTAGCATAGCCTCTAATCGGCTGTGTGGTGACTGTTCTGCGACTTGGTCACTCATAGTTTATTTCCTTGAAATTAGACAATAAAAAAGACTCGTGAGAGTCCTAAGTAGGCTTGTCCTTACCTAAATTCTTTTTGTGTAATATATTACACATTTTGCCTGTCAAAACGGTTTTCATTCAAAATACTGGAAAACTACTTCTGAATGAAACTAACCGAATATCTTAAACCTTGGCTTATCCGTTTGGATAGTGGCTAGTTTACCTGTTTGCATAACGTCAGTAAGTTGTTTGTTAATTTGGTTTAGTAGTTGTAGTGCGATTACTAATCTGTTATGGGTCTTTTCATCACCCAATGGGCTTGCAGTCATGCTAGATACAATGTTTTCACGTACCTTAGCAATAGCGTCTATATAGACAGGGTTCTCTAATATCTGTGCTGCTTGTTCGCCTAACTTAATCTCTTCTAATTGTTTAGCCATATATAATCCTTATAGTGCCATGAGTAACATTGCTATATCTTCTTCATCTTGGTCTTCAATTCTACGTCTTAAAGATTCTATGTAGAAGTCCTGTTGTATGATTGTTTCATACATAGTGACTATTTTAGCATAGTTATGTGACTCTAATAACTTATTAACTGATGTAGTCTTACCATACTTCTCTGCTACATCTTTAATCTGTGATATGTCTAACTTCTCTAATGGTTCTGCAATAGGAAGTGATATTCGTTTGCGTTTCTTAACAGACTTAGATAACTGTTGCTGTGCTGCAGTCCATACTTGAGCTTGTTCAGCATTAGCGAATACAAGTATCTCGCCTTTACGTTCTATAAAGAAACGTCTTTGTTTTGCCTTTGTTACTGGCTTTTTCTTTTTACGCTTACCTGGTATTCCACCTTCAATTATTTCTAAAACATTTTGAAGTATTTGAAACGCATTGCTTTGGAAAGCGTTACTTTGAAAAGCAGATGAATACATTAAGCGTCTACTGCACCTTCAAATTCAGGCTTAAGTTTGATAATAGCGTATAGAGCAGAACGGTCTGCACCAGCTACATATTCATCACCTGCGATTTGAACTTTACCTGCTGATAAAGGTTGTTTACCTGCATCACGAGCTTCTTTAGAAGCGTAGCCATAGAATGTTACTTCTGTGCCTTTACCTTTAAAGTCCTCTTGAACTGCACCTATGTTCCAATAATTTGCTTGGATTCCGTAGTCAGTATCTATTGCTTTTAATAATGCCATGTTGTTTCCTTGTTAAAGTTAAGTTGATACTAGCACTTTATAAGTAGTGCCATCTGCCGCTTTTATATTTATATAACCAGTTGCTAATAATGCTCCTGCTACATAAGTTCCAAATCTTACTAATCCTGTTCCTTTGGGTGTTAGTGCTAGGTCTATGTTTGTGTCTGTTCCTCTTACACCAAATATTGGTGCTACACCTGTTGCACTACCTGTTGCAGTAGTTTGATTTACCATAGTTCCTGCTGTATGCAAAACTCTAAATTGTTCTGCTGAACCAGAGTTTGAAAAGAATCTATGGTCTTGTCCACCTTTTGCTTGAAAAATCATAGCAATAGTAGAATCAGAACCTTGAGCAGAAATTACAGGTGGATTTGCAGTTGCTGCACCCGTCACCTGCACATAATTAACTGCTGATGCTGTGTGGGATACTTGCATCTGAATATTAGAACCTGATGTATTTGTAGAAAATGTAATTGCACTTGTTCCTACAGAACCTACATTAATACCTATATTTCCATCAGAACCTGCTGCTCTTAAGATTGGAGGTGAGCCTGCAGGATTAGCAATAGCTGATAAATAATTAGCAGTATTTGTTGTTCTTTCTTGAATACTAAAAGCTGTTCCACTTGGCGTTCTAAATTGAATACTATCTGCAATATTACCTGGATTAGAATTACCTAATGCACGAATTACAGATACTCCACCCACAGTAGCATAAGCAGCCGCACCACTACCACCACCACCACTAAAGGTGACTGTAGGTTGTTCTATGTAACCTGAACCTGCTGTGCCGATAGCTAATGTGGCTATGCCTGCTGACAATGTAAATGTAGCACCTGAACCACTACCGCCTGTTACAGATGCAGGATATGTTGGAGTTGCTGAATAACCACCACCCCCTAAAATTGAAACAGCAGTAATTACACCACTTGACACAGCAGTAACTGTTAATTGAGCTGCAGATGTAAATGTTCCGCCTACTAATGTTAAAGTATTGCCTACTGTATAACCTGTTCCACCCGCATTAATTACAGGGCTATAAAGTAATAATGCTGTTGTTCCTGTTGCTGTAACACCACCTGCAGTTGTTGGAGCTGATGCCGACCATGTTGGTGCTGTTGTATAACCTACCCCTGCATTAGTCCTAGTAATAGCTGTAACTGTTCCACCATTACTTATATTTACACCACTACTACCTGCGGCTAGGTCTATAGCACCTGTGCCTTTAGGTTGGAAAGCCATAGAGATGTTGGTGTCAGAACCTTGTGCTTGCATAGGTAATGCTATACCTGCTACAGAACCGTCTACATTTAAGAAATTAACTGCACTTGTAATACCTGATGTGCCTACTGCAAATTGTCTTGATGATGTAGCACCATTGTTAAAGAAGTTATGTCTAGCTGTTCCTTTAGATACAAAACTTAAAGCTATGTTGCCATCTGAACCTTGTGATGATATTACAGGAGCAGCGGTAGTTGCTCCACCTGTTGCTTGAACATAGTTTACAGCAGAAGCGGTGTGGGAAATTAATGTTTGTGTTGTAGCAACACTACTATTATTACTATTTGTTCCTAAAAATAAATTACCACTACCTTTAGATGCTAAATACATATTTGAATTAGCAAAAGTTCCATAAGGAACTGTATAAACTGTATTTTGAGAAGATGTGCCTGAAAATATACCAAAGCCTGTATTAACAGTTCCACCTGTTAATTCAGATAATCTTAATCCTGTGCCATTTAATGTGTTTAAGTTTACAACACCTGTGCTTATAGCACTTAATGTTAAATCTGTAGTTGTTGCTGTGACTGATGGTGTAGTTACAGATGTAAACTTGCCTGTAGTAGCTGTAGTAGCACCTATAGTGGTGTTGTTTATAGTGCCACCTGTGATAGCTACAGCAGTTGCATCTTGTTCTGCCATTGTGCCAAGACCTGTGAGTGTGTGGTCATTATTCCAGTCGCTAGGCAAAACTATGTTAGCTAGAGTTGTGCCTGGTGCAAAGTTACCTAAGGCTATCTGCTCATCTAACTGGGCTTGTGTCCAGTCGGTAATGGTATTAGTTTTATTATGCTTAACTATTACGGTCATACAACACCTTGTGCTTTACCATCAGCACTACGAATGATTTGTTTAGGTCTGTTTAACGTCTCTATAGTTTGTTGATGGTTAAGCGTTTGTTGTTCTACTAACCTAGCCATATTAGCGTTTATAGCCTCTACAAGCCCTGCTAACGCATTATTAGGTTGCTCTGAACCATATTCATCAAACTCTGTGAATGTGTCAGCATTAGCACCTTTAATGTTCATAGATGTAGTCTTAATATCTTTGTTAGCTTGTAACTCAGCTATCATAATTTTAGTATCGTTTTCTAGTTTAGCTTTCCACTCATCAAATGCTAGTTGACGTTGTTTCATGTCATAGTCAGCAGCATCTTTACGTTGACGTTCTTCTAGTTCAGCAGCCTTACGAGCATTTTCGCCTTGAACTTTCATAGCATCTATTTCTTTTTGAGCTTGGATAGCTTGTTCTTCTATAGATGGACCTTGTGGCTGTGGTGGTGGACTGTTAGCTGGATTAACCCAAAACTCTTCAGGATTCTTAAAGCCTGCGTTCTGTGTAAGTTTAGCTAACGCATTGTATATCTTCTCTGGACTAGTAATACCAATTTGGATAGCTTCTTTTTGCATTTGTAAGATAGACATAAGATGTGTAAGTTGTTGGTCTTTATTACCAGCACCTAAGCCTACAGAGATAGATAAGTCTTTACGAGCTTTCCATTCTCTTGGGTCTACTTCTACCCACTTGTTACGCATACGAACAATGTCAGGTTTAGTAAGTGTTGTTCTTACCAAGTGATGCACTAACATGAATAATTCTTTTACACCTGTTTCTGCGAATGTTCTAGCGACTAGCTCAATACGTTGTTGAGCAGCGTTCATAATCTGTGCTACACCGGTAGCAGTCTTGTTAAGGCTATTAGAATCTAGTCCTTGATTGTAAGCTGTGATACCTGTTCTCTTTTCTTTCATAGAGTCCATGTATTCAACCATACCGAATGATGATGCTGGTAGTGGTGGATGTGATAAAGGCATAATGCCTGAACCTGGGTCACCTTCTACACGAACAATACCACCTGGACGTGATGTGAGCATATCGTCTAGGTTTACTCTGTCGCTAATAGCATAACGACCATTGTTAGCTAGATACATATTATCTAACTGACCACGAATAAGCGTAGACTTAATAAGCTGAATGTCCATAGTCAAGTCAGCATAAGAACGACCAATATGTCTATGTGGCATTATCATTGGTGTGATACATGCGAAAGGAACATACTCGCATTTCTCTTTGTAAAGAATAGTGTTACCTAATACAACGACTCTATATCTTTCACCATCTAACTTAATGTATGTGTCTTTAACTAAACCTTCTTCTGGTGCAATAGCTCTATCGTATTCTTCATCATAGATATCACGAGCATTAGACTCTTCTTCAAACGTATCTCTTACGTCTGACATAATTGACTTAATATACTCTAGTGGCTTGTCAAATGCTTCAGCAATACTAGCTAACTGCATGACTTCTCTATGCTGAACGAAAGTAGCGTCTTGTAGATTAGGACCTGATACTTCTACAGATACCATAATGTTTTCAGGAGCTACGTTATCAATGTAGATTTCAGTCTTGCTTTCTGTAACCTTTAGCTTAACGTCATGTAACATAGGTTGCATGATTAAAGATGGGTCTTGTCCAGTAGCCATAGCTTGTTGGATAAGTGCATCCATGTTGACAGTTGGGTCAGGATAAGCTGTGTGTTCTAATACTTCTGTATTGTCTTCTGATGCCAACATCTGTAGTTGTGCATCTGTAAGACCTTTGTAATCGTATTCTTCTGTTTCGTTCTCTTCTTCAGAGTAAACTTTTACATATCCGTTCTTAGATAGTAATGCGTCTTTAAACCATACATAGAATACTTTGAACCCTTCGTTCTTTTCCATAACGATATGGTTAATGTAATCTGTTTCTTGGTCTGCTGCATCTTGGTCTTCTGGACCTTTAGGGTTGAACTGAACAACCTTGTCACCAGCTACAAAGACTTTAAGTAATTGTGGTAATGCTGCTTCAATCGTGTCTTGTACGTCATAAGATACAACTTGTGAACGACCTTCTTCTTCGTTACCAAACTTTTCACCTAGGTAATATTCAATTGCTTGTGCTCTGTCATCCGACAATGATGAGTCATTTACACCATAGGCAATAGATTCCTGTTGCTCTATCTGTGCAATGATTTCCATATCTTGTATCTTCATTAAACTATACCCCTAGTATTGTATTGTATCTTCTCGCCACCCCAAGATTCATTTTTCATTTGGTCTACAGATGCAGCCATATATCTAAATGCGTCAGCACCATGAGAGTATTCATCATGTAATGGTGCACCTGGTTCGTTTGTAGCTGAGTTGATTGAACGCTTATAATTCTTTAAACACTCTAGCAATCTACTTGCACTCTTATCAAAGTAACACTTATGGAAGTGCATCCTTGCTAGTTTAATACCTGATTCTATACTTGCTATTGGGACAATGCGTACATCCCAACCTTGCTTTCTCATTATATCTTCTGCTGATAATCCGTACTTGTAATCCTTTGTCTTACCATCATGTGGTAGGAACATCTTACCCCAATTGTAATTAAGGTTTCTAAGTTCAGATGAGAAGCTGTCTAGTGTTCTGTGATTATCCTCTATGTATCCAATGATACGAATATCTGATACACCTCGTTGACATAAGACAATAGACATAGAGTCATTAAAGCCTAAGTCAAACACTACATGAACCTTTAGCATTGGGTCATAAGGCACAGATGTTATACG